TGCATGAATACGATATCAGCATCAAAGAACAGGGCGTCACCGTGCTTTTCGATTGCGTGTTCCATCGCATCCATCTTCAGCCGGATGGCATCTGGACGGTGGTAAAGGTTGTGCAACTTGACCTTGCTCGGCAGGTCACCGAGATCTTGCACAAGCGGCACCGCTCCTGCTTGGCGGATAGCTTCAGCCTGAGCTTCCTGACAGGCAACGTAGATCGGCAGTCCTGGGTGATGCTTCCTTAAACTGAAAATCGCTACCAGACATTCTGGCAGCGTTTCAGTGGTAGTAACCGTGCAGGCAGACTGCATTGCTTGCTGACTCATTTGAGCAGTTCAGCAAACTCTCCAGAGTCGATTTTAGCCTGAATGATCGCTTCAGCTTCCTCGGTCGTCCACTCCTCGTTGTAGGTGGCACCTTCACCAAGGATAAAGCCTTTTCCAGTAAGCGGCGGGAAGATAGCAAACAGACGCTTGGCCTGCGTGTTGTCGAAGTAGATCGGGAAGACTTCTTTGAAGGTCAGGTTCCCTTTCTTGATGGGCGGGTTCAGGATCATGGGTAAGGTGCGGCGGGTGTGTTTCCGTCAAGCATGGCAGCGGTTGAAGGTTCATAGCCAGACTTCTGAGACTGGATTGTTGCGCTCCAAGCATCACTGTAAACGTCAGCAATGGTCTGGCTGAAGCTGCTGGTGTAGTAGGTCAGTGTGCCGATGGTGTAGCTATTGAACTGGAGAAAGTAGTCATCTGGAGTCAGTCCCGTAGCAGGTGGCCCCCAGGTGAAGTTCACATCAATGCCATAGCCCGTCTCGGTATAGGTAAAGGCGAAGTTCGTCGGAGGCTCAAGAGTCTGAGGGGCAGACTCTCCAGCAAACGAACCCAACGCCAAAGATATGAACAGATCGTTCATCGCATTTTGTAGGCTCGCACTCTGCCGCTGGACAACGTGAAGGCAGTGATGCCAAGTCCGTTGTAAATGATCGTGCCAGCCGGAATGGTGAAACCAGTCATTGCATCACCACTGGCACCGCTTTCGGTGAATACGCTGAAATTTGCAGCTTCAAGCACCTGGATGGCGTAGAACTTGCCAGTGACAGCAGTGGGGCCAGTTTCCACAACGACACCAAGGGCTGCGCCAGTGTGACCGGAGATTTGGACATTGTTATTCATGGGTATCAGTAGGTATTGATGACGTTCAGGCGGCGAACTTGTCCTTCACTGCGAAGAACTCGGTCAACCTGGAGCATTTTAGCCTGTTCAGCTTCCTCCTCGGCAATCGCTGCCGCTTCAAACTGGCTTTCCGTGCGGAGGTAGTCAGAGAAGACGGAGCGAACCAGATATTCGCCGCAGAAGTAAGGAATCTTGACCAGCGACCAGTTGCCGGGTGCCGTGTTCGGGCTTTGTCCTGCCGTCGTCGAGGTGACGCAGGTATAGAAGTTGCCAACGGAGGGAGCCGTCGAGCTTGGCAGGTAACTGCCGGAGTTGCTGCCGGTGTCGAAGTAGACTTGTGCGCCAGCAGAGTAAATAGCCGTGCCAGAGTAGCTTTCGCCAAACAGGTCAGGTTTGGGCTGGCGGTATTCGATCCAGACCGGGCTTGTGGCATCCATGATGATGATGCGGCGATTCGTGCCGTCATCGTCGAGGTAATAGGCGACCGGCACTGCCCTCGCAGTTACAGCCGGATTGAGGGTGTATACTTGCAGAACGTCGCCAATGTTGCTGCTAAGGTTGACATAATCAACTCCCTCGGAATCTGTGTCAGGAGTCGCTTCATAAGTGCGAACGATGTCCGGCCAGGGTTCTTGTTCCCAAATGCGAGCGACTCGTTGACTGGCAAAGTCACGAATCATGCGGAACGTGCTATCTTGAATCGCAGTCCGGTCAAAACCGCACAGGGTCACTGCACGGTAGAGAATATCGCTGAAGTTAATCGTTCTCACGCGAAGACTTTACGATACTTGACGTTGCGTGTCGAGGACGGTTCTGAAGTAAATCCAAACTGGAGCTTGGTGCCTTTTGAGTTCACCTTGCAATAGGGATTGCTTTTTTCGTATTCGTTCAGAAACGTCTTGTCTTGCCAGCACTGGTAGCCAAGGCGTTGTCCCCAGTAATGGAACGAGTCAGGGTCAACTCGCATTCTGAGACGACCAATGCCGTCAATGCTGCGGTGTTCCTGGTTGTTCACCTTCCCAATCTGCTGCGACTGCGCCTCTGCCATTACCTTTCTGAAGTTCCATCCTGTCTTGAACTCCTTCAACATTTCGTTGTGAAGTTCTTCGGGGATATGTTCAATCATAGGGTAATGGCAGAGGGTTGTTGCAGTTGCTACGGCACTAAGCCGTTAGCGGTTAGGCAGTAGCGGCGAACTTGCCAAGGCCAAGCGGATTCTTGACCACCAGACCAGCAACGGCCTTGATCAAGCGAGCAGGGCCACCACCAGCGTCAGGAAGTTCACGAACTTCCGGCATATTGGTGTAGCGCAGTTCAAGCAGATCCATGTCGAGGACATAACCACGACGGACGTTCGGCATGAACAGGCTCGGGTGCAGCTTCAGACGACCAAAGTCACCTTCAAAGATGTCAACCGAAGCAATGTAAGCATCGCTGTTGGCATCACGGCTGAACGTGCGGATGGCAGTGGCAGCAAGGTTGTTGCTGGCATCGCTCGAAACCGACGAGGTGAACAGCAGGTTGCTGAAGGCACGCTTGAGGGTGGTGCCAACAACGCAGTCGTATTCCTTGAAGGAACCGGTCTGACCATAGATGGCGGTCAGAACAGCCTGCGGATCAGCCTCACTGAAGGAGGCCATAGCGGTCGTGTTGATGCTTCCAGTCAGAGGGCAGAAGTCACTAGGCGGCGGAAGAACGGTGTCCTTGTCAGCAGCGACCACAATCCATTCACCGAGACCACGGGTCTTGTAGGCAACAGTGCCATTGTCAGCAACAGCACCGTTGTCGCTGGAAACGGTAGCTTCCATATCACGCTTCAACAGCTTGATGCCCTTGGCGACCATCCCGGCGAGTTCATCACGAAGACCGGCAACCACCGAAACGTCAACCGCAAGCGGCGAAACGCGAATGGCACGCTGGAAGACCTGAATGTAGTTCTGGATCTTAGCACGCTTGTAGTTGAGGTTCTCGTAGCCAGTGACATCAACACCGTCAACGCTGCCGGTGGTCACTGCATCTGGCATGCTATCAGCCTGCCACTCAAGCAGGGTGTTGCCGGGCTTGCTGCCCTTAGGAATCATCGAAATGATGGGAGTATCCTTCGCGTCAACGAGTGAGATGTAGTCGGCGAGGTCTTCGCGCTTTCCGACCTGGGAACGTTCAAAGAGGGGGGTGTTCTGAGACATAGTCGTTTATCTTTCTTTTGTTTTAGAGGTTACAGGAACTGATCAAGCACAATCTGCTTGAGATTCTGCTCGGTTGGTCTTTTGATAAAGTTTGTTTTGGCGTTCTTGGAAGCAAGAGTCTTCGGGTTTACCTGCGCTGGTGCTGATGCGGCTTTAGGGTTAGCCGGTGCCTTCTTAACCATTGGTGCAGCCTTCTTGCTCTTACCTTCTCGGAGTTTGCGCCCTTCGATCATGTCTCCAATGGAGAGTTTGAAGTCAGGGAACTTTTGAATCTCAGGGAAGGCGCGGATCAGTTCAGCGGCATACTGGTATTCTGGCGAAGTGCGCTGTTTCAGGAAGGGGTAAGCCTTTTCCGCTTCATTGTCGAACTGTCTGCGGTTTGCAACATAGTTCAACTGGGCAGGAAGCTGTTCTTCCAAGGCATCAATAGCATTGAGCTTGATTCTCCGAACTTCTTCAGCCGAATACTCGATCTCATTGCCATCTTTACCGGTCACAATCGCACCATCAGGATTCTCCTCGGCCCAGCGTCTAACCTGTCGAGCATTCTTGATCTCAGCCTGAATTTCCTGCTCCGATTGAAGCTGAAAATACGGGTTCAGACCTTGGCCAACTGGCACCACCTTGGTTTCCCCAGGTGTGTTGTTAGCCTCTAACTCTCCAAGTCGTTCACTGAGTTCCTTCAACTGCTTCTCAGCTTCCTTCTTCTGCGCGGTGAGTTTATCAATGCGCTTCTGAACGCCTTTTGGCAGTTTACTGGAGTCCTTCGCGGGTTCCTCGTCCGTCTCGTCTTCCTCTTCAGCCTCTTCAGCTTCATCGGATTCGGTTTCAGATTCGGCTTCAGAATCTTCCATCTCGGATTCCTGCTCGGTATCTTCTACCTCGCCTTCTTCCTCGACTTCGGTTTCTGTCTCAGTCTCAGTCTGAGCGGACTGCTTTTCGTCATCAGTGAAAAGGGTCTGGCGTAGCAAGCTGGTCAACTGCTCAGAGTCAATCGGCTTGGTGGGCATCGCAGGTTTAGACTGACTGCTGGCAGTTTCGGTATTTTCGGGCATTGGGCAGAAGGTTTAATGACCGTTCAGAGGTCGGAGTATTTGGCAGCGTTTGAGAACTCGCAGAAACTCATCACAAAACTAATAGTCGGAACTTACCCGTCAAGGGTTAAATTCACGTTCAGTGAAAGCACGCTCGGCATACTCGTCAATGGTAGCACGCAGGTCGATAAGTGCGGCAAGTTGTCCGGCATAGTGCGCTCGCTCCTCACCTTGAACCTCAATGTCGATGGTGTTAGCCAGTGCCTGGTTGTGTGCTGACTGAATAACTGCCTGCAAAGCCTCCATGAAGACTTTCGGCCCCTTGGCAAAGGTAAATGCTTCAATTACGTCTTGCTGATTCATGCTTGTCCTTGTTGTGTCATCTGTTCACTAACCGGAGTAACTCCCATGCGACCGATCTGAGCGTTTTGCTGCTGCATCAAACTCATCTCAAGGTTCTTGACGTAGTTCTGGAGCAGTGACTGGAAGAGGGGATCGGACTGTGCTGCCTGCTGCGCCTTCGGGTTTTTGGAAAGAACATCTTGCGCGTATTGCAGTCGAGCTTGAGCAGTCGGGTCGTTCTCACGATACATCGGTTCATTGCCAAGCATCATCATGCCGATGTCAGACTGGACTTCGCGGAACATCTGCTCGGAAGCAGAGGTCTGATCCATGATGAGGTCACGGGCAGACTCAGGTGCAACAGCTTCAATGACCATTTGAATCAGTCGGTTGCGATTCAGCACTCCTCCAACGTCGAGAGGCACCACGAACTGCGCCAGGGCTTGCAGTTTCTTGGCAACGAGGTCGTTGTCGAGGGTCTGCACGTTGAAGCGGATGATGAAGTCATAGCTTCCGCTGATGTCGGTCAGATTCTGCGGCAAAGGCACTCCGGTGATGCGCTCGATCTCTTCCTGCGGCATATATTGCAGGCAGAGGCTGAACACTTGACTGTAGATCTTCGCCCAGGTGCCAAGCCAACGATTTACAAGCTGTTGCTGGGCAAGTTGGGCTTTAATCGGCGGCACAGTGCCTCGGTTCAGGCCGAAATACTGAGCATGGTTGTTCTCAACCCGCTCGATGAGGTTGAAGGCAGTCGTCGGTGCGCGGCTGGGAGCCTCCATCCAAGAGTAATCATCAGGACGGGTGACTGGAAGCTGAACGCCTGGGCCGATCTTGTTGATTGCACCGATACGCTTGACGACCTTGAGCGGTGGCAGCGTCTCGAAAGCAGTGCGGTCACGGATGCTATCGTGCTGCGCCTTGATCTCGTCCTGCTCGGTCATGCCAAGTTCAGGAACACCTCGGCTTTCGGTGATCGGACGACGCAGAACCTCACGACGGAACTCAACAAAGGGATATTCCCCGTGAGCGTAGTCGAGTAGTTCGTGCTTTGCGTAGAGGCTTTCTTCGACCAGAGAGGAAAACACCGTGCAGTAGATGCCGGGAACTCCTTCTGGGCCGATCTGACGAGCATAGGCGTAGACAATCTCGATCAGGTTATCCTGCCGGGTCACTGGTGACGACCCGAGAGCGGTAATGGAGTCAGTCGGATCGCCATAGTAGCTCATCTTGCCTGCCGTGTTAGCCGCAGCCTCAATAAACTCCTTGTCCCATCCGTCCTCGACGATTTTGGCACGTAGTTCCACCTCGGTCATGTAGACTCGGCGGAAAATCACGCGAGCAGATTGCAGGTCGATGGTTTCCGGTGGGAAAGCGACCTCTTCAAAGGGCTTGAGGGCAGAAATGCACGGCAGATTGCGGCGAACGTAGCTTTCCTCGATCTTACCGACACCAGTTTCACGCAGTTCCTTGACCATCTGGCGGGCATCCTTGATGGAATAGCCCGGCATAGCAGCGACAATAAGTTCTGCTGCCATATCTGCACTGTCTGGGTTGGCAATAAGTGCCGGAAGGTCAGCAAGCGCACTGCCCTGCATCTGCTGGGCAATGGCAGCAACCTCCTCGATGCTGATTTTCTGGAACCGGGTGGCAATCTGCTGATCCCATCCGACGTAAAACACCGTCCAGCCGTATTGCAGACCGTATTGCGCTCCAAGTTCAGACTCCCGACTAACTTCGTGACGCAGTTTCTGCTGCACAAGCCAATTCATCAGGGTCGTCGCAGCGGAAGCGGAACCCTGATCATTGAATTCGGTTGGCAAAACCGCTACTTGCGAACGCTCAAACGAGGTCGTCAGCATTGTTGCAAGCTCATTGATGGTCGAATCGACGAGACGGGTGCGAACATCGGAAGCACCTTCAAATGGGAACGCCTGCTGGTTATTCGGCAGGTTCTCGGAGTGCTTTTTACCGTCATCGGACTGCCCTGCCCATCGGCAGAAGCGGATGTCATCGGCGTTGTTGAGCCGTTCGAAGTCCGAAGTCGTGTAGAGACTGCGGGTAAGTTCGCTGGAAAGCTCATTTACGTCTGGTTCAGCCGTGTAAAAAGCCAGCTTGTCGGTGTTCGTCTTGTTTTCCATGTCAGTATGAGCCTATGTTTCCAAATGCGCGGTAACCACCAGTGCCTTGATTCTCGGGATTCATGACCGCAAGATAGCGCAGAACGTCAACAGGGTCTTTAGTCGCACCCTTGTCACCGTCTGCGCCTGTCCATTCCTTGAGAGAGTAAATGATATTGCGGCAATTCTCACTGATGTAGAGTTTAGGCTCGTTATGTAGCGCAAGCAAGGGTTGGTCTTTGTCCCAAGCAAGCCAGTCGTTGATCATGGATACGCCATCCTCGACTCGGATACCTGCTGCCGGCGTGAAATACATCGGGTCAGGGTCTTCCTGCATCAGGTCGATGAGGCTTGTGCCGCCATCCTTGCCGATTGCCTGCGTTCCGCCTGCTCTTGGGTCAATAAATCTCTCGGCAATCTCCTCCTTGCCCTCTAGTTCGCTGATGAGTGCCTTGTAATCGTTGATCCCTCGGCCTGCTCCGTTGCGTTGTGCAGTGCCGGGACGACCATCTGCCTTGTCAGCAGGCAACGCCCATTCGCCATAGCTAATGTCGGGCCATTCTCGGTAGATAAACTTACGCCCATGCTCGTCAACTCGTAGCCAAAGCATGAACCAGTTTCGCGCACCGGCAGGGTCAACTGCCATGTAGTTCGTGCCTGTTTCTGGAATTTTGTCTTGCGGAATGATGTTCCAGTCGCCAAACCTCGGGAACTGACTACCCGCCAGGCTTTCGGCATAGCCGTAGGCACGGATCTTGACCTCGTAGCCCGTTCTGCCGTGCAATGCTCGCTGGATCTCGGTGAACGGAGAGTAGGCGTTGAGTTCGGAGTGAAACCACATCACCCTGCCGTTGGGCTTGTGACACTTAGCAACGTGGGGCATCATGCCCTTGTCACCACCGGGGACGTTGATCGTCTCTTTGAGCAGGCTGGCAGGTTTCCAGTCGGTGACCTGTGCGCCAGCCATGTATTCCTTCACGACGCTCGTATAGCCTGAGATCGGTGTGAACGTCAGGATCATCTTGCCTCGGCGGGAGGCTAGACGGTAGCGCAGGGTCTTGAGCCAGTCGCTGTTCACTTCTTCGTCAATCCAGAGGAAGTCGATCTCACCGCCTTCGATGACCTTGATGTCTTGGGACTGGTTCAGGAAGTAGCACTGGCTACGGTTGGGAAGCACGAAGGTGTTCTCACTGAACCCGTTCTTCTGGGTGAAACTGACGTTGGTGATCTTTGTCTTCTTGGCAGTCTTGAACTCGGCTGGCAGGTATTTGTAAACAAGAGGTTGCTGCATCTGCACGCTACTCATGTTCGTCGTATGCACGCACCAGACCCGCTTGTCGGGATACTTCGACAGCACCTGAGCAACACGTTTTGCAGCATATTCCGACTTACCTGCTCGGTTACCGCCAAGGATGACAAGCTCATTGACCTCGGGATCGGAGAGCATTGCGTCTGCCGTCTTCCAGTGTTCCGGTTCGTAGCCATGCCGGAAGGGATCCATCTTCTCGGCGAGGATCTTGTCCTCGCGCAGTTGCAGACGACGAACTACCTCGTCCATGCCGACCTGCTTCACTAGTGCCGCGATGACCTCCGGTGACGGAGCAACGAGGATCGGGTGCGGTGTCGGTCTGTATTGCCCAAGGTTGTCCTTGGTGACTTCAAGCTGGAACATAATCAGTGCCTAACTTCCGATGGGAAGTTGAGAAGGCAATATAGATTAATCACCATTTTTGTTTGTCAGCCCAGTATGCTGCCGACATCTTGCCCTTCTTGATGTTCTCGGCGTGCCGTGCCTTGAAGGACTCTCGGCGGTTACGATCAGCAGCAGACTCACCCTTCTTGTAGGGCGATCCAGAGACACCCTGCTGACCGAAGCGGATCGTTTTCACCTCGCCGCCTTCCTTGGCAACGACAACATGACTCTTGGTCGGATGGCTGGGAGTGCGCTTGGGCTTATTGTAGCCTTCCACGCCGACTCTGGCTAGTCTGGGATCTTTCTTCATTTTGGAAGCATTGCTTTCAGTTGTTTGACTGCCTTCATTTGCTCTGGTGATGGTGTTCCCGCAGAAGGGTCGCCAGACATAATTCGTGAAATGATGGTGTGCTGTGCTGCCAGTTTATTTTCTGGCTTGGCATAATCAGCTTTCAGCCCCTGAAAGAACTTCATTTGTTCATCGGTTAGATCGAACTCAGGCTTAAAGTTCTTCTGCTTCATAAAGAGACGAAGTGCCTCGTTTTGAGCAACTGCCATTTTTTCTTGCTCTGATAAGCCAGAGGCAGGATTTAGAATGATTCGGTTGTCCTCTGTCGCCATTCCAGCCACATGCGGATTTTTTGCGAAGTATTGCAACTCTCCTGCATAAGGTGAACGCATTTCAAAACCATGAATCTTTGTTGGAATGGGCATATAGCTGAACTATGACCTGAGATTTTTCAAATCAAGTCCTTGCTTGACTGTTTCTTGTGGTATGTTAAAGGAACTTATAGGTTTGCGCTGGGCAAGGCGTAATCCGCCCACAGCAAACCGCTCTGAGGCCGACGTTCTTGCCCGCGTCGGCCTCTTTGTTTCGGGCATTCCTCGCCTGGCAGAAGATTGTAGCGTCCCTGAGTTGGGCAACGCGGGCAGTCGGAGGATTCGGCGCACGGTGGACAGCAAATCAGCCGTGCAAAAGGCGCATCCGCAAGGATGGGTTGCGCTCGTTGCCGTTCGACCTGTGTGCTACTGAGCCAGCCGAGCAGGGAGGCAGCGAGATTATGCGACGGGACTCCCGACGACCTATACGGAAGTGGAGCTTGAGCATGGCAGTTTCCCGGTCAGGGGATTGCTATGCTCTGAAACAGCCCTCTGCTCCTACCGGAAGCAGTGCCTTACTCCACAGAACCTGACAGAAAGTGCAACCTTCTAGTCACTTGAATGTCCCGGGTGTCATCCATTCCAAGAAGATGATCAGAGCAGCAGCGGCTGCGAAGTCCATCAGTAGATCAATCATAAGAAAGCCTCCTTTTCGATAATTACGTTGCCCAGCTTGGGGACGAACACCGTCCAGTGACCGTCCCATCCGTCCTGATCGGCACAGGGAAACAAGGGTTGGCACACTGTCCCTTCCGGCAGCAGGACGACCCTATCGTTGAGGATCGCTTTGCAGGCTGGCAGCTTCATGGCACCTGGCAGTCCGTAGGGCATCTATCAGTTCAGAGCAAATTGATAGCAACTTGAGGTTTCACTCGCAGGCTGGCTTTTCGCTGGCTAGTGAAATCCGGTGCTTCTTGATGATCTTCCCGACCTCATGCGCTGCGACTCGGTAGACCCCGGCATGGTTCGCACAGCACTGCTGCCACTCTGTCGAGTCTTTCGGCCTGTCACCGTCCTTGGTGCCGCCCTGTTTGGCATAGGTGCGGGCATCTCGCAGGAAGGTTTGACGTAGGGTTTCGAGGTCGGCGATGATGTCAGGCATTGTATCGTCGCACAATACACTCGGCTAGTGTAGCGTGCAGCAGAGGTTTATCGTCGTCTCAGTGCCAGTCACCTTGCAGTACCATGGCACCGATCAGCCCGTAGTTGGCGAGATCCAGCCAAGAGTCCAGCCGACTCTCGTTCTGAGCCTGATCCGGCATCACGCAGTCAGCAGGGCTATCGGCAAGCTCGATGCCCTTCCGCTTGCTCAACAGGTTGGCGATACGGGCCGTCTTATCGTCGCAGCGAACCAGCACTCCGAACTCACCATGGCGGGCGATATTCTGACTGCCGTAGTCCTGCTGCTTGCGGTCAAGCGTCTGCACGTTTGCCAAGGCAAGGCGCAGGGCTTTCTGTCCGATCTGGGTCTTGATGCCTAGCTCTGCCGCTAGGTTGGGGATGTATTCGGGTTCCATTATTTTGAGAAGTTCTCCAAGAGAGCAAAAGACTTGTCCTGCAGTGCTGCCAAGCTGTCATCGGTGTCGATCTGTAGACCAAGCTGGTCTGCCTCTTCCTTCGACCAGACGACCCTGGCAAACTTGAGTTTGTGCTTTTCAATGAGATCGTCATGCTTGCCGCCGTAAGATGCCTGCAGCATCAAGTTTGCCGGGATCTCATCCAGGTGCTTCACCCAAAACGGCAGTGACTTCGTGAATGCCCAGAACAGGACATCGGGCTTGCTGCGGATGAACTCCAGCCAGCCGAGGAAATACTGCTCAGAGAAGAAGTCACCGGCAGTGTGGATCCGCACCTTGGTAGCTTTCTTCGGGAAGCAGTCAGTCAGCACCTGAGCAACCTGCTCTGCGCTCTTCCCCCTTACGGCATCGAAGTTTGCCCAGTATCTCTCCCTGACCGAAGGATAGCGTTCGGTCATGGCAGAGTAGCACTTAAACACCTGCTTCGGCCCGTTGGTCATCTGTCCCGTCTTCCGGTCAACAAATGCCAGGCACTGCTCTGCACCGGGACAGGTAGTTCCAGATGGCAGTGACCAT